CAAGAAGCCAGCCAATAAGTTCTCGTCTGAGTTAGTTAACGTATTGCGGGCAAGGCGTCGAGCAAATCCCATAGGAAGCTCAACTAATAAAGATGCTGGAAGGAAGTTAGGTCCATTAACAATCATCACTGCCTTAACTCCAGCATCATGAATCCAGTTAACCAGCTCAGACTTATGGTCAGAGATCCCCCTCATGTTACGCCCAGCATACTCGTATCTTCGTTCTGCAAGATGGAGTGCCGTTTTAATTTGCTTGCGTTGAGCATCGGTAATCTCAACCTCTTCCATAATACCTTCAGAGTTTCGGACACGAACACGTTGCTTCTTACTAAGCATACGATCAGCAGCCCTAAGCATTTGCATATAACCGAATCCCTTGATGCCAGTAAACTCTTGCATCGTTCTAGTAGAGTAGGCATCCCACCCCACTCCCTTTTGCATTCCCGCAGAAATAGACCCAAGGTTAGTTTCGATATGCTCACGTAATGCAGGAGTATTCCAAATGTCCTTTGAACTAAGGTATCGGTCTCCAGTAAACATAAAGGCTGAGCTACCAATAAGATTCATTGTCTTAAAGGTTTGCCACCCAGAGCCAGACATCATTTCAATTTGATCCTCAGGAGATCCAGCTGTATTCCTAGAGTTTCCATAAAGGTTAGGATGCTTGGCTCTGTATTCCTTTGTTACCAAAGCAAAGCCCTTACTATTAACACTGTCAGGATTAGTAATAGCCATTTCATAACGTGCTCGAATTGGTTCACTAAAGACACTCTTTCGAAGAGCACCAATGTTAGCTTGAGCATGCGCCCAGCTAAAGATAGACTTAAAGTCTTCAACACTATTAGCTTCAAAACTCTTCAGTCTAACGTTTTGTTCAGCGTAGCCCTTAGTAAGATTAGCTCTTGTTTCATCATCAAGATCATCCCAAGCCTTAGACACCTCTGCATCTGTTGCTCTATCTCTCGCGGGGTTAGGAATTAACATTGTATCCTTTCCATTTACTCCCGCTGCCATGGTAAGAATGTCAGGGTCTATAGTATCCTTACCAAGCATTTCCTCTGCGTACTTGGTTTCAAAAGCTCGGGTGGCAGTTTCTCGTCCTCCCGTGTAGAACTCTTCACGCATACGTATAGGGAGAGATCTTCCTTCCAACATACTCTGACGTTGAGCAGGAGAAATCTTTCCGCTTACCTCCATGTCTTCAAGAAGTTTACGGTAGAGATCATCAAACCTTCCCATAAACTCTAAGGTAAAGAGACGGTCCTTCTCATCCATAGACTCAAGAATAGCATTACGTCCCGCACTGTCGGCCATATAGTATTCACTAAGTTGTTCCATGTAGTCCTTTAGTTCTTCAATTGTTTTAAACCTATCGGATCTTTCTTCAATATGTCCAGCAAGGCTTTCAATAAGAGTATCCCACTTACCATTATGAGAGATGCTCATCTGTTGAAGAGTAGGCATGCCTTGAGCATTTCCGTAGTTAGCTCCTATGTATAAGTTCTGTTCGTCTCCCATTGCTCCAAAGAATCTAAGAACGTCAAAGTCACTATATTCAATTGCACCTCGTCCACTAAAGGGAGAAGAAACATTAGCCAGAAATTTCTTAAATCCAGATGTTTTTGTCTGGGGAGCCATAGATCCAACAGAGTCTTCAAAGACAAGATCAATAGGAGCACCATTGTAATCAAAGACAGCGTTGGTCAATACGTGTTGATGCACTGTATTTCTTTCGTTAAAGGGAAGATCACTAAGGTCAACAAGCCCTGAGTCAGGATCTGTGTTGTCTTGAATAATTCTTTCCACATCATTAGAACTCATATTAACTTCTAAAGGTCGATCACTTACGTTTTCTAATTGCGCCTCTAACTCAGTCTTTCTACGTTCAAGATTGTTTCTTCGGTTTTCACCAATTCTTTTCTCAAGCTCTTCTCGAATCTCTCCTAATTCTATTTCTATTCTTTCCTTAGGACCAACGTCTACCGGAGAGTTTCTTGTAATTTCCTTAGTAAACCTCCCCGAAACTTCAGAGGATCGAAGAGGACGATGGAGATAGTTACGATCAATCATACGAAGAACCTGACTAAGGGGTCCGTCATTATCTCGAATCTTTGTTAAGATTGCGGACACTTCAAGAAGATTGTTATGAGCCTCGGCGGCAAACATTTCATTAACTGTGTTAACACCGTCAGCTCTTCCACTGGTTGCTGTAAGCTTCTGCCAGTTAAGAGAGTCCATTGACTTACTGATAATAGAGAATGAGAAGAGCTGAGCAAAGAGTTCGCTAAGTCCCTCTTCAATGTTATCCTCTCCCCGCCCATAGATATGCTTATACATTTGCTGGGCTCGATCAGGGTTGTTCTTGTGCAGTGCGTTAAGTAACGTCATCACACCCTCACGACTTGACTCATCTCTAAAAGCAGCCAAGGTTAAGTGGTAGTCTTCAGACTTAGGACCGGACCAGAGCTTATGCTCAGCCACATGCCCAATCTCGTGCATCACAATATCAATAGCCGACAAGTCTACACCGTCAGCATCCTTTACCATATCAGCAACTAAGTTAATACTTCTAATAAAGTCCTTAGCTTCGGGATCATATTTACCAGTAAAGCGGCCTGAGTAATCTCCGTTGCTTCGGTTCTCTACCTTAAAGATAACGTCATGAAGAAGATCTGTTCCTTCCCACGTAGAAAGAATCTGTCTAAGAAGCTTTGCTTCGCTCTTAGATAAGAAAGTTCTACCTGCTTCATCAGGAGTAGACAAGACATTAACAATATTATTGATACGCTTCTTAGGAGTACTACGGGTAGCAAAGACATCTTCCTTACCCCAGTAATCCATACCCTTGTTACGTCTCTTGTCTCGTTTAATTTCTTCTATCTGCTTAGCGGTATTGATAACATTTCTTTTCTGCTCACGGTTAAGGGATTCGATTGTTCCCTTCTGTCCGCCCTTATCTTCAGCAGTGACTCTTGTGCCTTCTGCCAAGTCATCACGGGTAGAGAAGATAAACTGTCGATTAGGATCTTCCACGATTGCTTCAAGCTCTCCAGCTTCTACCTTACCAATCACAGTAACATCTTCAGCCCTACCTATAAAATCGTTAGATCCATCAGGGAACTCAAGCTCCTTGTCAACCTTAACCTCATAGATGTTACGACTACTTAAGTTAATCCCGTTGTCAGCAGCAGGCCCCTTGATAGGGTCATCCATCCGCTGAAGCATTCCTTCTGCTGTAGAGAAGAAGAGACCGTACTTATTACTAACAGGCTTGTCCCACCCCTGATAAATCTTAGGGGCATCTCTGGTAGTTACAGGAGCGTCTACATTTATTTCTTTGTTAAGACGTTCTGATACCAGTGTGGTTAATTTATCCATCTCTATAGGTTGAGCTACCTTTAATCCATCTCTAGTAACTATTGGAAGAACAGCAATAGCCTCAACTTCAACACCTAAGTTCTTACGTGCCATCATGGCGTAAGCAGACATCTGGTATCGGTACTGTTCTCTTTTGGTAAACTCAGCCTCCTTGTCAACCTTAACCTCAAGATCTAACTTAGTCATAGTCTTAACATCGTAGATTCTAATCCTCTTCTTATCTTTAGTTAAAACCATAATGTCAGTCTTACCCTGCATTGCATTATCAGGATCATAGAGTTGAATCTCATTAGTAATAATAGTTTCCCCTTCTCCTACAATTTGCTTCTTAAGCACTAACAAATCTTCCTTAAGGGTTTCCATTTCTTGATCTGAATTAAACAAAGGTCCTCTATTGTTCTCTGCGTCACTAAGTTCTCTTGACTCAGCGTTCTTAACATAGTCACCTCTTGCCCCAACCTCATCAGCAAAGACATCTCTAGTAAACCTATCTACTGCATTGCCCTTTGCAAGAGCTTCAACTAAAGCTTCCTTAATGTTCCCCTCTTCATCTTTAACTGTAAGGTCAGCCCTATTAGGGTCTTGATGTCTACCCGGACCATAAGAATACTTCTTCTGCTGTATATCCTTCCTTATTGCTTGTAGGTTTGCTTGATGAACTTCATCAAACCGTTCAGCAGTTAAGGTTACGTTACCTTCTTCCGCATCTTGAATCTTTTGTCCTAAGTTAAAATTATCTTTATCAAGATCTGCACGAACAGCATCAACTTCATTAGATACATTAGTAAGGTCCTTTGGATCTGGAATACTATTTAAACGAACCTTCTCGTGGTATATCTTATGAGCCATATCCTGAGCCAATCCAATAGGCCACCAGTTTTTATTTTGATCTTGTAGCTTCTGTAAGATTGTATCTGGGGAAATGATGTTAACCTGTGAATTAGGATCGCTGTTAATAAGATCTTCAACAACCTCTCTAAACAACTCTTCACTAGCTGCCAATTTAGCCTTACGTCTAATTTGGTTTAACACCTTAACTCGAGCCATTACTGAAGTTCTCATTTCGTTGTGAGCTTCTGTAAGCGTTTCCTTTTCTTTACTTGATCTCTCACCAACATCAATTTTAGTAGGATGCACAACTTCATATTGAGATTCTCTTGTTACCCCCGCAGAAAACATTTGGAGAACAAGTTTAGATTCTTTTGTGTTTGAAGTTAAAATCTCGTTAATAACCTTAGTCGCATTAACATTTTCAATAGTTATCTCTCGATCTTGAACCCCTTCAAGAATATCCTCAAGTTCTACCCGAGCTAACTCAGTATCAATATCCTGAACATTATATCCCTTTTCATTAGAATTCCAATTAACAAAAGCAGGAGAAGTCTTTTCCTTACTGCCGGGATATTTTACTTTCTTCATATTTGTTTCTGGAGTAACCTTAAGTTTCTTGTCTCCAACTAATTTAATTAAAGCCGCAGCTTCAAATGCTGCTTCATCTCTAAACTCATCAATCGTCTTAGTCATTCCTGAGCTATCGTTCTTACTACCAAGAGCAGTTGCTCGACTCATGTTAACAGGCATACGAGTAGCATTGATAATCTTAGCCAGTTCCATAGCATCCGTTGTTTTTTTATTTTCAGGAGACATAAGGGAGCTTACCTTATCGCTAAATGTAAGAGCAACTCTTGCTCCTCCCCGAACTTTATTAACTAATGATGTAGACTCTCCCCAAACATTTATATAAGTACTGACTGCCCATGGATCAACACCATTAGCTTCTCGAACAGCATTAACCACATCATGACCTGCAATGGAATCAATACTTCCTATAGTATTATCGACGGAACTGTCAAGAAGTCTTGGATCAATATTACCTCGATCAAGGTGAAGAAGAATATCAATCTGCCCCATAGCACTATCGCTTAGGTCTTCTACATCTTTTGTCAATACCTTAGCTACTGCTCTATTAAACTCTTCGGGAGATGCAGGACTCTTTTGCATTTCTTCTTCAATAAACTTTTTATATTCGTCTACCGAAACTTCTCCCTTTCCGGGGTGTCTTTCACGGTAAAGAGCCTTGACCCCAAACTCCCATTCAGAATGACTTAGAATTAAATAAGTGCTGTCGTTTGTTTGAATGATTCTAGCGGTCTGCCCTGTCTCAGCTCTAGTACCCGGTCTGCCTCTATTTCCTGTATTAGAAATTACTTGACCAGACTGAGCAGCATCGGGGAATAACCAAGCCACTCTTGCGTTCTCTAGATCAACCTTTTCATTAATGTTTCTAATAGCTTCTTCAGGAGTATCCCCTCCTCTTAACATTAAACCAGAGCTATCGTTTAAATCTCCTACAGACGTTTCTCTAGTCAAAGCATCGTGTGACCATTGAGCAGCTTCTCTATTCCACTGGTCATTAAATCTTTTGTGCAGTTCAAGAACCTTGTTCTCCATGTCTTCAAGGTTAGTTTGATTTTTAACATCTGCAAGAGCTCTGTTTCTTCTAACACGCCATTCGTTTCTTTTCTTCAAGATATAAAGAAGGTGATATCTATCTGTATCTTCTATCTTCATATCTCCTTTATACTTCTTACCTACCAAACGATTATACATACCTACAAGATCTTCGTCTTCAATATTATATCTACCCTGAAATGAGTCTAACTCATTGGCGAGTAGCGTAGTTTTTTCTTGCAGACTTATCGTCCTAGTGTTTTCTGGATTCTGAGCTTCAAGCTCATAGTCCTTACCCGGTTCTAACTTAGGAATAGCACTACGATCTTTAGTAGATATGTGCGCTTTTTCTTCAAGGGTAAATACATTTCGCCTAAGGATTCCGCCACGTCGAATGCCATCCAGTGATCTCTCTTGGGTTTCTCTAAGTCTCTTGACTACCTTGTTACGCTCAAGAGCAAGCTGCCTAAACTTAGGAATGCCTACAGTTTCTCCATAGCCATATCGATTAACCTCAGGCATGCTACCTTCAGGACCGCCTAGTATATTACTAGGAGACTGGTAACCACCCTCTTCGTAGATTGCAGCATCAAGCCCCTTTAATTCATCCCCCTGTTTTTCTACAATAGGAGCAAACGCAAGAGAACGATAAGCCTTAACAAATGCTAACTTTTCTCGAAGATCAGCTATAACCCCCGTATCATCAGGATCAGTGGCATTAATTCTAGCTTCAATCTCAGCTTCATTTCCGTACTCTTTAAGCTGAGTTTGAATCGTCTCAAATCTTTTCTTATTGCTTGCATCCTTAACTAAAGAATACTCAAGGAACTCATCCATTGAAGGATCTTGATATTTACGTCCTCCAATAGTAGGAGGTTCAAAAGTTTTAGACAGCCTTAATGCTGTATCTAAAAGAACTCTTTGCTTTACTTGCTTTCCTATATCCTCTTCTGAAAGAGAAGAGTCGATAATATAATCTGTATCAATCTCATACATTCCCGGCTGATGTTCTGTTCTATCTCTAATTCTAGAATAGGAAGAAGCCTGAACATTCATAAACTCCCCCGGAGTCATGATTCGTCCTTCGTAGGTTCTTACCCAATCACCAAACAAAGCAACCCTTTGATTTAATCGGGTAACAGGATGCACATCTGAGTCAAGGAGAGTTACTTCTTTGTCTCCTCTAAACACAGTAGTGGGGCTGTCATTATGGTGCAACATGCGAGTACGAACGTCATTAAAGTCTTCTTCATGCAACCTAAACCCCGTCCTAAACATAGCGTTTAGTCCTTGAGCTCTAGCCCCTTGCTCTAGTCCACTAGCTCTAGCAGCAGCCAATGCTGCCATCTTTTCTTTTCCATCCTTGCCGGATGCCATAATCATAGGCATAAGCTGATCATCAACCATCTTGTCAATTTGAGCTGCCGTGTATCGGCCACTAAACTTCTGCTTAACAGCTTCCGTGCGAAGGACAGTTAAGGCTACAGCAAAGGAAGTCATAGAGCTACCAGTAGTTCCCCTTCCAGACAAAGCAAGAGCTGCCTTCTCTAAATCACCTTGGGTAGCTGTGGTAAGATCTAACGTACCGCCGGGGTAGTTAACTTTAGTAGCTGATGAAGAGAATAAAACCTTTAATAGTTTTGTAGGATCTGGGATATCTAATGCTTCTCTAACCCAACCTCTAGCTCCGTTCAATCCACCAACAGCCCCTGAGCTTAGCATTCTGCCAGCCAGCCACTCAGCGTGTTCTTCCATCTGGGTTTCAGTCCAGTCTTTAATACCTAACTCACTAGCTAACGTCTCATCTGACTTAGCCTTCTTAAAGAACTCCATCACCTGACCCTTTAGAGCACCCTTACCTGCATTGTAAGGAACAGTCATGACAGGACCCTTCATCAACCCACGAATAGAATCAGGACGGGCTTCTCCAAGATCTTCCTTAGTAACCTTTGTATTAAAGACATTCTCTACCCACCACATACCTACAGGATCCCCTTCGAGTTCACCGGCATCTACTACATCAGTAATGTGGTTCTGTACTTCTAAGTATAAGTCAGGAGCTTTGTCCGATGCCCATTTTTCATGGCTATCTAAAAGATTTCGATCTTCAGCCATAGCCTTAGCTACGTTTTGATGCATCTGAATAATGTTAGGTCCACTACCGTTTGCATCCATGTAGTCAACACCGCGCTCATTAATCTCAGTAACCGCCGCTAATCTTTGCTCATAGTTTCTATTAGCAATTTCTAGGTTTTCACCTTCAAGTTTTGTTACACCAAAATGCTTCTCCCATTGCTTATGAACAGAGTCTCTTGAAGGAGCTTTCATTAACCCTACTCGACCCTCCATTAACATTTGAGCCGTGCGTTTTTCAAACTCAACCTCGCTCATCGAGTCTATGTCTTTTTCGCTTAAGCCATCTTTCATCATTTCATCTCTAGCTTCAAGCCTAGCTCTGTCTACCAATCCCTTAGCATTAGGGAACATAACTTCTGTAGCACGATTCATAGCATCCTTAAATCCACCGGGGATTGCCGCTAACGTAGCAAACCCAAAGGTAAGACCTCGGATATCTTTTTGATCCCAATCCACATTCAGTCCATCAGCCGTAGGATCTCCCATAACTCCTAAGTTAGAGACAGTAATAGAGTCATGCACAGTAGCAAAGTATACGGGGGGAAGCTTTATAAGATCTTCCATTGCCCTCTCTTGAATCTTTTCTAACCCCGGAAGTTCTTCTCTAGGACTAACATAAGATCTCTTAGGGATAAGTCTAGTACCTGTTCCGTACTTATCCAGAGGGCTCATGACCTTATCCTTCTCATCGCTATTAATCCAATTCTCTATATCCTTCATTTCTTGATCGTTCATTTCCTTTAGGTTTCCTGTTTCAGGATCAAACTTAAGAAAATGGTTTGCTCTTGCATGCCCAGTAAAGTCTTCTAATAACTCAACAACTCTAGCAGTAGTTTGGGGTGAGGCATAGTTCTTACGGAGAATAGATCCTAGTTGGTATCTCATTACAAGATTACCTTCTTGATCCATAGTCATGGTATCATTAATCCTAGCACGAGTATGCCCTTCAGATTCTCTAAAGATATCTACGATACCACGACCAATAGCTTCTGCGGTGGAGATCCCTTCAACACCGTTACCAAGATCTTCTACCGTTAAACCATCTAAATACTTTTCTTCAAACTTGTCAAGGATTTGTACTCCCACTCCATTCTCTGCAAGGTTTCCATCAGACCCTTCTTCAATGCCAAGATCCTCAAGAATCTTTTCTAACAAATAACCCTCGTCTTCTAAAGCACTTGCTAGATTATCTACCATAACTTCACGAGCATTCCTATTATCCTTAGTTGTTCCGTCATCTCTAATCTGCTTTAATGATTTATCCTTAGCAACAGCGCGGATAATCATTTCCTTATTAGCAAGGTGAAGTTCTTCAGCAGCTTCTGCCTTACCAATAACAACGTTCTTCCGCATACCTATTCCATCAGTATCAAGTTGTTCCATAAGCAGTCGGTTAATTCTAACATCTGCAACATTCCTAGCATCTTTGTCAACCATAGCTAATCTATCAATTAACTTGTCAGAAAGTTCCTCAAGGTTTATTGAGTCATTCTTAATAAGTCCTTCATCCTCAATTACCTTTTCCATAATATTACGGTATTTATTTGGAATAACAACGTGAATACCATCTATTGCCATCTCCACGTAACCAATAGCCCTAGCTCTTGTAATTGATCTAAGCATATCATCGACTGCTTTTATATCCTTTGTTCTAATTTTACTATGCCCTAAAATCTCTTCTACGCTTCGTTCATAAACTCTTTGGTTAGGGTTGTCTCCCATTAACTCAGCAAAGGTTTTGTTATCATAGTCTCTAAGTACTTTCTTAAGACTTCCTGTAGTAGTAGTTGTATCAACCTTTGTGTCTCTTTTAACCGACCTAGCTCTTCTAGATTTAATAGTTAATTCCACCCTAGACACACTAGTTTCAAGTTCTTTAAATTTTAACCTTCTTTGTTTTCTAGCAAAGGCTATAGCAAGCTTAGCTTCTCCTTTAGATCTTAAGTCTAAAGCTTCGGTTTTTTTACTAACCTTTATTCTTCCGTTTTCTACCAGTGGTTTCGTTGGAATATGAATAGCTAAAGTATCGCCATCATAGTCATGACTGTCAATCAGGTTATCTACTCTATCTAACTGCTCATCAGTCAGTCTTCCTAAAGCTTCTTGTGTATCCGCCTTTCCTACCTTACCAATAAATCTAGCGTCTACTCCTTCATCCGTTATATCCGTACCCGCAAACTTATCAGTATCAGCTTCTGCTTTTTCTATATCCTTGGCAATTTGCTTATCAGTAGCTCCCTGTTTCTTAGCAGTTGCTTTAGTTTTAACTAAAGGATCTTCACCACGGTTTATATCATCCTCAAAAAGATCAGGGTATTCTTCTTCAAACTCAGCCTTCATAGTTTCGTATCGTTCTATAAGACCTTCTCTTGTCATCCCATCAGTAGGAGTATCAAACCCATCCCACTGATTGTGAATTCGGCGGGTTCCTGTTACTCTGAGCTTATACTTATCACCATCAAGAATAACTTCTACATCGTCATCAAGACGAAGAGAGTAGACTCCATTGCCCTCGTCAGTTGCTACTTCCTTAAACTTTCTTGCACTAGGATACTGATTGTCCTTATTAAACCTACGGCCAATAGCTTTATCATATGCTTTCCTTGACGCCTCATTAGCCTCAAGGTCTGTTCTAGATTGTCTAAGTACAAGATACTCATAGTCAAACTCAGTTCCTAATTCCTCATTCATCTTATCCTTTAAGTCATCTTGTCTCATTTGCGTCTCACGTAGATTTTGAATCAGCTCTTCACCATAAAGGGAGCGCATGATCTCAAGGTCTTCATCTTCCTTGGTAATAAAGTAAGCCTTGGCAAAAGCTTGTTTCTCAGCTTCATCTACCAGCTCAAGAAACTCCTTAAGGTTTAGCGTTTCATCGTCACCCATGCTATCAAGCTTTGCTCGAACTGCTGGGTTTTGAGTGTGGCCTCTAAAAAGATTCTTAAGTACGCCCTTAGTTCTACGACCTAACATTCGATCTGTACCATCTGATCTAATACTATCCATCTCTCGACCAATAGCATCGCCCTTAATAGCACGCATCCTATCTATTCTCCACGTAGGATTAGCCTCAGCAATTTCCTTACCAAGTTCTTCTCGACGAGCTAAGATTTTCTTATACTCTTCTTCAGCCTTTTCAATAGCTTTAACATCCTTAGGTTCTTGCTTTCTAAGATTGGCTAAATTCACTGACGCTTCATTAGCCTCTACACTATACCCATCATAAGTTTTTGCTGGTGTAGGTGTAGCTTCTTCACCCTTTGGTGGATCCCCTATATTTTTCTCCTCATCAGCAGCCTTGTTTACAGCATCCTCTACTATCTCTGCTCGTCCGCCAACAGTAGTACTATCTGTCTCTGGCTTCCCTTCATGGATCACATCTTGATTTGTCAGATCAGCTCTCTCACTTTGAACTAAAGCTTGACCTTCTTGGCCTGCCATACTTTCTAAAGCTTTAGAATATCTAGCGGCTTCACTGCTGTCATATCTTTTAATGTCTCGTCTAACCTCACTTCTTACCTGTTCAATAGAAAGCTTTCCTCTAGACTTAACAATCTTTTCATCCATTTCACGTAATCGTGTAGCAGGATCCCAGCCTCTACTCTTTGCGTCGTTTAAGACCCGCATAAAATCTGGGTCTTCAACCAAAGATCCTCTATCAAACTTTCCAGTCCACTGCATTAAGTACCAGTCCGTAAGCATTTCACTCCGCTGTCCCTTAAGTTGAGCTACCCAGCCTGTCCCCTTATTAGCAGCAAGTCTTCCTGCGGCATTAAAGAAATCTACCTTAGCTACTCCAGCAGCCGCCCCTCTAATTCCTGCACCTAAGGCTCCAGAGAAAACCGCACCCATTCCCATAGACAGTAAGAGATCATTGAATCTAAAATCAACAAGGTGGTTACCTTCTCCATACACCTCATCGTTAAGTTCCTTAAGCTCTGCAAGGTTAACGAAGTATGCACCAAACTCAGATACACCACCTTCAATCCCTGCGCCCATTAAGAACTGAGTCCAAGAAACTGGATCAGGGTTCTTTGTAGCTGTGGCTAAGGCTGTCCTAAACTTAGCTCCACCCCTTACTCCCTTTACAACAGGGAAGACAATCTCACTGACTANCTGAGTAGGGAGAAACTTAGGAAGAGCACGGGTAACATTAGAAGCCTTGTTAATAAAGGAAAGGGACTTGCGAACCTTATCGATTGCAATGGTTGCCTTGTATCCCTTCTGTCCTACCTTACCTAGAAGAGCAGCGGTTCCCACCCAAGTACTACCCCCCGTTACAAATCCAAGGGCAAACATACCAGCAGCAGCTCCTACCTCTACGGCAGTATCAGGATCGTTGATAAAGTTATCCACAACAAACCTCTTGCTCCAAGTAGCAAACGTATTAAAGTCTTTTGTCAAAGGCATCTCTTTAATTACGTTCTGAGTAACGATGGCATTTCTACGGCTGTTAATTTGAAACCTAAGGGATAACCCACTAACAGAGTTCATCACATCTTCTTCAGTAATCCCTACCTTCTCCATAAGAGCCCCATACCTTGGNCTGTTATTAAGAGTAACCCACGCATTCTTTCGTGCTTCTTCAGTCCAATCAGGATCGGGAGTTCGAATAAGATCTAACGCAGGGTTGTCATACTTAAACGCAACCTTGCGGCTATGATTAGGACTGAGAGCTCTAAAGATATCAAGGAAAGCTTCAACAGGAGCCATACCTAAGCTACCATATTCTTCGATTAAAGCACTTACCTCAGGAGTAATAGGGAACACAGTGTCCGCTACCTCATCATCTAAAGACAAAGAAATGTTTTGAAGATCTCTTTGGACACCATGGATAGTAGACCCCGACATAGCTTTACGGCTTTCGTTTTGAAAGCTATACCCAATAGATTCTTCAAGGTTATCCCGCAAACGAATCCAGTTACCACTCTGGTCTTGCATTAAAGAGTTTTCAATCCCCATATCCGATAAACCAGATCCTTTAGTAACCTGACTAAATCGACCCGTGGGGTCCTCACGTTCTGCAAGGATATCCTTTTCTAACTCTAACTGAGCCAGTCGTTCATCATTAGCCATATACTCAAATCGACTAAAGCCGTTATCATAAGTGTTTTGGAACTGATCATAGTTTGCTAAGTTCTGCATATAATTAGGCAGAGCTCTTCCAACCTCAAACTCAAATTGATTATTGATGTCAGGATCAGGAGCATTGTTATACTGATCTGCCATTGAATTCCAAAAACTAGATAACTGTGTCATATTTTAATCTCCTTAAAGAGAACTCTCGTTCTGTTTATAAAGTTACTTACTTTGTTTATCTCTAATCTTTTTCCATTGAAAGAACCTATCTAAGGCTTCATCCCAATCCCAACCTTCCGCACCAAAGCCACCTCTAGCTTCTCCTCTAAACATTGCCCACTCATTAACAAGTTGAGCATAACGGGCGTCTGTCTTTTCCCATGTTGAAAAGCTTTCATTCTTATCAAGCCTTGAACGAAACCCCCAAGAAGCAGTATAATCTTGGTTTGACATAATTACACCGGGTCCTAAAAGAGCCTTTTGAACTTGCTTAGGAGCACTTCTAAACCCATGGTGTGCTTTATCCTGAGCCTTTCTTCTTATTTGTTTTCTTTGAAAAGCAGGAGTTGTCATATATCTTATCTCACCGTTTACTTTCATCAGCATCCTTCCTCCGTACACAGTTGCATAGCCTTGTTTAGAGTAAGCACTTGGCCGGTCTAATATATTCGCTACATTAGATCCTAAGCTAGAAGTCTTATCAAAAAGATCTGCATACAGCATAGCGGCAGTAAAGGATTGACGGTCAGGAATACCTACTCTGGTAGTTAATGTTTCTTTTTCCAAATCAGTAAGGTTCTCATAAACATCGTTAAAGTACAAATACTTACGTTCCTGAGTATCCTCATCAATATCCATCACTTCTCTCATAACGCTTAAGGGAATAGTCTTATCTGTTGCTGACCACCATTGTTTAAACTCTTGATAGTTTTCCCTATCTCTTGTTCTCCAAGCTGGCCTACGGTCAAAGTCAAGAGGAGCTAGGCTACCGCTTGCCATACTCAACGCATGTTGAAGTTGGGTATTAAGTGGTCCGTCTTCTCTAAGCCCGGCGATAACAGAATTTTCATTATAGTCTCCACTCTCTTTTATACCCAAGGTTACAAGATTATAACCCATAGACCTTAATTCTCTATTGTTATCTTCTCTTACTTTTGCTTCTTGAAGCTGAGGAACTGTATGGGTTTCTCTAGCAACCATTCTTTTATAACCATAATTAAGGGCTCGATCATGAGCACTAATTTTATTTTGTGCATTTCTCCAATCAGCTCCAGCATTACCCCCACCTCCCGTTCTCCACTCCCTAGCCCTTGGATCACTAGGGTTATTATTTTTTAGAGCATCTGTATACATAGAAATAAACCTTTGAGCTTCTCGAGGATTTCTTTTAACCGCTCTTCTAATCTCCTGCCAACTTGTATTATACTCGCGGTGACCCCATCCCAAACCAAGCATTCTATTTATATAATTCTTTACTTCACTCGGATCCCCATCAACAATAAATCTAGCAATCATGTTTCGGTTAGGGTCAACTCCTCCAGTAAACAGCATATCAGAAGGACTTAAAGGTTGGGATGTATAGTTACCTTGGTAGTTTGAAGTCCAAAGATATGCGGGAATAGAAAAGATTCCACTAGGAATATTTGAGGCGTCTATTTCTTCCCTACTTCCTTCTAAAGAAGTAAACGTCATCTTAATACCATAAGGTATAAACCCTCGGTTTTGAGATCTAACGTCAGTATTCTCCCGTCTTGATAAAGGTAACCCATACCATCTTGGACCACTCTGTAACTCTGAATCTGCAAACCGTTCATCCATTCTCCAATAAGACATTAAAGAGTCTTCATTATTAGAGTCTACTAAATACCCATCTGAGTACTCATAACTTCCTTCCGACATTTCTTTATTAAGAAGGTCTACAAACCCTTGTTCATTCTGAGAACCAAATTGCTTCCACTTCATATAGGCTTGTAACCTTGCCCAGTGCACATCGCCTATCATTACCTCATACCCAGCATCTTCAAGGATTCTCATTTGACTATTAACATACTGGTTAATTGTCTCAAGGGTAGTTGGATTTTGAATACCAGATTCCATCATCCCCCGGTTAAACTCATTGTTTAAAGCTACAGCATCATCATCAGGTAATTGATTTATTGGAGTTGTAAAGTACTCTTCCACAGCATTTCGCTCGTGAGTTAGTTGAGTAGGACCTGCGGCGTCGAACGGTCCATCAGGCATATGTATAGTCCAATCAACATTCATTGCCATCTGTCCATCAGGGCCGCCTGCTTTATTGTTTCCAAGCTTGAACACAGGATTTCCGTTCTCATCGGTTTCAAGTCTCATGTCATCCATAAGGTATCTAACTACGTTTTGTGCCCACGCCTCTACTACTTCACNCTGTTTCAAGATGTCCGTACCCTTAGTCATTTTCATAAAATAAGTAAAATGTCTTTTCATGTCTGGATCATTCTCGAGATTAAAAGCCAAAGTTCTCATCATAGTTTTACGAAAAGGATCATCTTCTTTAATACCAAAATGATTACTTATGTTATTTATTAAAGAGGAGCTTAATGCCTGCATATCCTTAGAATCCACTGTTACTCCAAACAAGTTACGAGGACCAGTTTTTATTTTACCGTCCTTATCAAGTAACCTAGCAAAATTAAGATTATCATTTGAAGTAGGATCCGTATCACCAACCATCTCCATTTCACCCACAGCCAATCCACTAAACATAGCCCTAGTAAAATCAGTTGGATTATCAGCTTCTAGTTGGAACATTCGACGAAATCCTGAAGGATTGGCAAACATACCAGTAGAACTCATATCGTACATTGGATTACCATTTGCATCTTTAATATTTGCTACTCCATTGAACATCTCATAAAGTCTTATCTTCTCCGTGTCAGACCCTAAAAACTTTGCCCTTTGGGTTTTGCTCATTCCCCTAAGAAACTGAAACGACAGCTGAGCATTCTGAGAATAGCTTTCAAAGTTTGGATCGGTATTAGGATCTGCCCCCAACCAAACCTCCATTGGAAGATCAAACAAATTGCTTCTCATGGCCTCTGAAAAAGCAGGCGTACTCTTATTATTGTAAACCACATATTGCATATAAGCCATCTGTTTTTGTCTGCCTTCTAAAGTAAGCTTTTGATCCTCCCCCATATATTTTGCAAATGTTTTAGCAGCCTCTTCTCTTAGTTCATCATCAGTTAAATCCTTAAGAATACTAAGTTGTACACTCATCTTTTCCCATGCATCAGGACTATCAAAATCAATGGGACCAAGTCTTTCTAAAGCAATTTGCTCTCTAATCATATCCAAAGGAAGATTCTGGAGGTAAAACGGATCATCATAACTAAATCGATCATGGTATTTACTAAGGCCCGTGTTTATTGAATAAAGCGAACCCCTCACACCGACTGCCTCACTCTCCTCATCCCCTGAGTCACTACCTCCACCACCCCCACCACCAGCTCTACTAGATGAGGATCTGCTACCTAATTCAAACGCATGCCCATGAGACAAAGCTACTGAGGTAAGCCAAGAGTTTTGTCTATCGCTATGAGATAGTGTAGGAGGTAGGCTATTATAATACGCCTCCCTTAGTAATTCATACTTCTCATCCCCATACACATCATTCAACATTTGAGCTAAGCTTTCTGGGCTTGTTTGAAGAAGTTCTTCAGCCAGTCCTCCACCATCATACGTACCTGCTCCGGCAACAGCCTTAGGATCCATATCCATCAAAGACATCTTATCTGCCATTATCACATTCCAGTACCTATTAATACTTTCTGGAGACCCAAACTCATATTGACGAGGACCTGTATCTGGGTTTTGCGATTCAAAAAAGTCAACATAACCTCCTAGCGAAATTACATTAGAAAGAGCTACCGATGAATTTCCCAAACGGGTTACATGATAGGTAAGTTGAGCACGGTTAAGATTTTCTATATCTTTCCTTTTATTATTAGGATCAGCAGTTTGAGTTGCATCTAAAACATTTAGGGTATCATCACGACTAATAGGCTGCCTTTCTGCTAAATCAATTCCTGCATTAACTCTATACTGATTATACTGTTTAGTCTGCTCTTCTTCAATATCAGTAATAACCTTTATAATCTTTCCTACCTGCTTCTTTAAAGCTATCGTTCTGGGATCCTTTGGATTTTCCAAAACTATATCCAATCCAGATTCACCATTAGCATTCGGAGCAATAGCAATGCTATCATCGCTCTCAATACCTGCCCTATAAAGATTAATAATCAGTTCCATAGCTTCCTCTGGATCTATAATGCCATTAGGAAACAAGCTCTTATATGTTTCTGGATCTTGTATCTCCTCCATAATAAAAGGAGTTAGCTCATCAACAGCAGATGTAAAAGCATTGTTTTGACTTGTGATAATAGCAGCCTGATACCTAACAACCGTATTCTCTTTCCACTTCTCTAAAGCTTGGTGAACATAGGGATCATCAATCTCAGCAAACCACTTATCAAACTCATCAGCAATCTCTGTTGCACTATAGCCTGCACCTGTCAGACGAACAAATTCTTTATCCCATAACGTTTCCAGATTCTGCCCCTGCTTCAGAGCATTCTCTGTACGGTTACGCAACCCTATAGTACGAATATTAAGATTACCCTTAATTGTAAACATGGATTCATACTTAGTATTTAAGGCTTCAATCTGAGTAGCAACTTCATCCCAGTTAGGTTCAGCTACCCCCTCTTCATTGATACGATGTAAGGACGTAGGCACAGAGGTATCTAAAGCTTGCTTCTTAAGTTCATCAATCTCAATACCATACTTATCTAAAGCATTCTGATCCGCCTGCTCGAGAGCTCCTACCGTAGTACGTACTAACTGGCTGGCTGGGGTAAGTAAGTTATCCATAGCCTTAGGCACTGGACGATAGAAAGCCGAACGAGCGTCTGCTCCAAAGTTCAGCTGCCCCGGTTGTCCCATACCTGCTGACATAAACTCAGCTCCCGAAGGAGGACCAGCCAAGGAGTTAGGATCAACATTAGATACGGTGTCCTGAGTAGGACCAAAGTCTAATGAGGATACCTTCTTCCCAGAAGGGTTTGGATTGTTATACTGCTTAGCCATTTAAAACTCCTTAAGTTGTATCATTAACCCGGATAAAGTGTGTTGAGTATATTAGCTTGGAGAGTAGAACCTTGGCCCATCCCCTCAAAATGCCCAGAGGCTTGGCCCTGAAACTGTGTAATGCTATTTGGCTGTAGTTGCCCTGATGGTAGGCCACCACCTAACTTATCTAATGCACTGCCCATTTGAATACCTTGAGCTGCACCAGACATAATAGAACCAAGCATAGAGACTCCAGAACCTGCGTACTGACTAACCGGACCAGAGCCCGGAATAAAGACAGCGGCATCGTCTCTAGTAAAGTCTCTTTGTGAAAGTGCCTGCTGCTGCTGGTTAATGATCGCCTTCTCCTGCTGCCTAGCATTCTCAGCAAGAGCTACAATCTCACCGGCATTTCTGCCTCGCATCATGTTCTTGATTGCCTTAGCAGTACCGCCTCTGCTAAACCCCTTACCAGAAAGGTTAGAGTTAATCCCAGCCATAGTATGTTTATATGTATTGGCAATATTACCAAACTGAGTATTAGTTGTCTTCTTCAATGCCATCTCTGCGTAAGCTCTCTGGCTATTAGCGTTCTGCTCAATAAGCCTATTGCGATATAAACGCATAGCATTCTTCTGGGCAATCGCCCGGTTCTGCTGGTATGTAGACATAACCCCCCGGAAGTTAGCATTGTTTTGCTGTTGCTGTTCTGCATAGAACTGTGCGTCTGCCTGTGCCTGAGCCTGCTCTTCAGCTGCTCGAGCCTGCATAATCCCAGAGACTATTCCAATCCCTGCTCCAGCTATTGCTCCGTAAACCATGGTGTTACCCCTCTCTGCCAAACCGGCGGTTTAAACGATTAGTAATTCGTAAAGCTCCAGATGATCTTCCTTGGAGAATACTACGAGCTCTACGCTTGTCATCCATCCAATCCTTAATAACATCCATCTGCTCTTTCTCTTTGTTCTTGGCAATTACATTATCTATATTAACCCCAAGATTATCTTCCCAGTAGGAGACAGCAGCACTAAGAACATCCACACGGTCATCGTGCTTTAAGGATCCTCTTCCATCGTGCAGTCTTGTAAGCTGTCTCTGAGTCTCCTCTTGTTTAATAGCCTTTGTATTAAAGCATAAACGGTGAGAAGCCATGATAGGTTCAAGAACAGAAATCATACGTGACTCCTTAGCTCCTGACACCCTGTATTCCTCAATAGCTACCTGACCACATATCTCTGCTACAACCGGACGTAGCAACTGGCAGAACATAGCGTCACCCCAGTTACTCTCCACCCTGATAAGATTGAGATTGTACTCATAAGCTATCTTAGCAATTTTCATTAAGACTGCCTTATCGTAACCTCCATCAAAGCCAGTGAGTTCATGTACAAAGATGTACCCACCTGCAAAGGATGCCACACAGACAGCCGTCTCATCGGTTCCTCGTCCAGACGGATCCACAAACATAGCCGTCTGGGTATAGGGAACAAAGTTCTCTGACACCCACATAGGTTCGTAGATTATATCTCCCGCCATACCAAAGGAGGGGACCCTGCGCATAGGGACGCTGTTAGCCCACACCACCTTCTCGGGACAGACCTCTGGACTGAGGTCAAGGACCACCAGATCAGCCAGCCTGAGGGGGTACTTCTCAGCGTCCGCTAGAGAGGTGTCTAGCTTGTAGTGGAGGGCGAATAGACGCGGACCTATCTTGGCCTGTCTTTCGTACAAAACCTCCTCAGGGAACCTCTCAGGCTGCGTAGGCATGCCTGTATCAAGACCTGTCTCCCACACCCACGGATTGATGTCTTCACACTCTGTTGGGTTGTTCTTATCGGGGATTACAGCAGGGAACTTAGTGACAGGATAGCCTTCCTTCAGCTGGTTGTAGATCGAGTCTCGGATCTGAGGAGTACCAAGGAAGATCACCCGTCCCCCCACGTTACGGATCTGCTCAAACTCACTGACCTTATTGAGGAGCTTAGACCTAGCGTTGGCTGTCTCACAGTTACCCTCGATCTCGATATCATCCCCCACCACATACTCAGCATGAGATCCTGTGATCTGAGAGTTGATGCCTCGGGCATAGCAAGACTTATCCTGACCCACCTTATCCCGACAGCCTACATTAAAAGCAAAGGCATTGTCTGAGTCTGAGTCCTTGGGCCTGAGGTGGCTGCAATAGGGAACCAGATCAAGAATCCTTCTAGTCATAGAAATGAATTCAGTTGCCTTGTTGGCGGTCGCACTGACTACCAGTACGGTAGAGTTACGATCCTTTAAGAGAAACCAAGAGACCAGACATGCAGTAATGACAGACTTGCCAAAGCCACGGCCTGCTTGAAGCTGCATATCCTTAGGGCCATTCTGTAGAGCATCTGCCATGGCATACTGAGCACCCGTAGGCTCTCCAATACCAAGATACTTAAAGCAGGACCACAGGTGGTTTCTAAAATCATCTAACATTTCAGAAGGTATATTCATTAACACTTCCACTTTCTACGAGCTTTTCGTAAACGACTATTAGGATCCTTAGCAGCCTTAGGGAACTTCTTCATCTGTCCAGCAGATCTAGCACAATAGCTTTTCTTTCTAGATCCTCCACCGGGCTGAGGGGGCTTAAGATTAGAGCCGGTCTTTCTATTAATCATCCGTCTGCCTTTAGCAGTAAGACCTCCACTTTTACTTTTACATTTATTCTTGATGCCACAACCTTTCATAGCACCCTTACTCTTGCTCTTGCCTTTCTTCTTAGCCATATTATACCCCCTTCCGAGAGAATTACCTAATCTTTTTTCTAGGTTTAGGAGATTTCTTTAAGGGCTTCTCCATAAGTTTCTGGGCATCTTTACCAGTCTTGCTGACGGTAGTACCACACGCACACTTAAATTTTCTTGTAGCCATTACTTCTTTCCCCCTTTCTTCTTCTTCCAGCTGATACGCCCCGGCCCCTTCTTTCTCTTAGAAGCAGAAGTGCATTGAGATTTTGTTGGGCGGCAGGCAGGGTAGGGGCGTTTACTCTTGCCCTTTGCAGACTTCCTGCCACAGGGCTTGCCTGTCTTACAGTCAACCCACCCCTTACCCTTATTCCTGCCGAACCACTTCTTTAATCCTTCTTTTTTCTTAGCCATTACTTCTTCTTCTTTTTAGATTTGTTGCCCCAGTTTTTAGCCCCAACCTTACGGCATTTAACTAGAGCACCGGAAGCATAGGCAGAAGGCCATTTAGTATACCTACTCTTTACTTTCTTAGTACAAGCATCATTGGCCTTCTTCTTTTTCTTCTTAGCCATGACTACTTCCCCTTAGGTTTACTATGCCCCCATCCCTTCTTCTTAAGTTTAAGATGTTCAGCATATGTTTTAGCTACTTGACTCTTACCAGATTTAGAATACATGGTGTGTTTCTTAAAGGCTTTCTTCTTCTTAGCCATTAATATCCACCCATCTTCCTTCTTGCCCCTGCCTTAGGCTTAGGGTTCTTCTTAGGATTCTTAGACAAAGCCTTCATCTTCTTTACAGCCTTACGATTAGTCTTCTTTGCTCTCATAATCTCATCCTCCAAATTTAAAGGGAGCTTTTTCGCTCAACTCAGTAAGTTCCTTAAGGACTTCCTTAGGGATAGAATCTAAATCATCTCTGTTGTCATTAATAATACCTCGGATTACTTGATATAATCCGGGGGTACACTTAAGAGGATCTTGAAGATCCTCCATTAAACGATCTAATAATACATCATTAAGTTTATTAACCTTCATGTATATCTCCTTTTACACCCAACTTAAACAGTGGAGTAACTAAAAGCAATGGTATTAATTAAACCATTTGCTGCTCCCATTAGATTAGCAGCTTGATCCACATTAATACCGATTCTATAATAAGGAGCTGAAGGCATATCAGCAGCAGTAATAGTACCAACTCTTGTTCCAGTAGCCCCCGTATCTGTATCCGCAATAAGAACAACGCTATCATCCTCGGAAGAAAAGTTCACACCATCAGAAGAAACTTGTAACACAGTCTTAACTGGGATACGATCTACTCCACCAGAAAACTTAGTGGATAAGTCTACGCTTGTATAAGCTGGCATGTTTCCAGCCATTGTAGTAGTGGTATTCCCAGCTACTCCTGCTACCTTCTGGGTTAAAAGAACTACACCAGATCCACTGTGTGCTCCAGTAATACCTTCAGAATCCCCGTGACCCTTACTAGAATTATTAACCAACCCAACAAAGTTAGCAGCAGCGTCTTCTCTAGCTCCACCTAAGTTAAACTGATTAAGAAAAGCACTAGCCCCAGAAACTACCGGGGTGTAAGTAACCTCATCCCCAACACCATCAATTAACTTAATCGATGCACTGCTGGTAGCAGTTGTGGCTCCCCCGGTAAAGTCAGTCTTAGTAGCATTACTAAGGTTTTCTGTAATAGCCTTATTGCCTACAGACGGAGCAACTCCAGTAGATGCGGCTTGGGTTAAAGTTAAAACCCCATCAGCTCTAACAACCGTAATCTTACCGTTATGTCCTGAAGAGTGCTCAATACAGAGCTTTAAGTTTTCAGCTTGGGTTGCTGGGGTAGCGTTTACTTGGAACTGGTTAGCAGAAGCATCTTGAGCTGCCTTTGCTGTGTATGCTTTACTAGTCCCATCTGCGGAAACGATTGTAATAACCTCATCCGCAGTGGCAATTCCTGTCATTGTAACCGTAGCAGTAGCTTGGGTGTATACATCATTATGAAACGTAAATGTATTAGTAGCGGCTACCGCCGACGTACCCTTATCCCCTGCTCCAGTAACACCCACAGTAACTGTGAGAGACTTGCCAGCAAGATCCGTAGTTTCTGTAGGTGTGACAATAGCATCTGACCTAGAAACGGCGGATGCCGATGCGCTGAAAGATGGTGTTGTCTTTACCTTGTATGCCCCTTGCGTTGACTCTGCAAAGGATCCTGTAGTTTTAATAGCCATTTATTATCTCCTTTACGATAAGTCTTAGGCCCAAGAAGTAATGTTAGTTTTAATAATATCGTTAGTGCCAAACCCCGTCATAATTAAGTTACCACCCGGTTGTGCTTCTTCATCTCCAGAATCATTTCCTTCAACTCTTCCGAAGTGGAAAGTTTCTCTAAGTAGAATGCCCGTACCACCTGTATTGAACCTCCGAATATTCTTAAGTTCAGCTAAAGGAACCTGTCCTGTAGGTGCAGTATATGTATCTGCTTCTCCAGACACTGCTTCAGTCTGACGGTTATTGCCTACGTTTCCTTCAAGAGAAGAATACACAATAGTATTAGTAGACCCAATAGTACTGTTGCCATTAACGTCATTGTTATCCCCACCTGTAGGAGATCGATAGGTTTCCCATGCAACGATCATAGCTCCCCCATAGTGGAACTTGTTCTGGTTAATAGAGATGTGGCGTACCTGTGAAGCAACCTTAGTATCGAAGAAGAGACTAATGTGCGAAGGTCCACCCGCCGCAAAACTTCCGCCATTTGCATCTGCCCAGTTAGAATCGGGAACAGAATCTTGAAGCTTTTGAGATCTATAGAAAACGTTTCTCGAGATATCCACATCCTCATACCTAGCTTCTGCATCTACAGAACTATAGGTATCATGGTTATCAATCATTAGACAAACACCAGAAGCCTTAGCAATACCGTCCATATGACTAGGCTGAGTGTAAGCAGTCCCATCAGTTTGAAGATGTTTGTCATTATAGAAGCCATCTATACCGGGGTTATATCCATAGGCATTACCTGAACCCCCTGTGGCAAGATTTAAATGGGTAGTAGCATCTAAAAGATTGTTAATTATATGGACACCCTTAAAGCGACCATGCTTTACATTCATTCGAATGTTAGCCAACTGACCTGATATATGATTGTTACTCACATTAACCTTAGTAGCAAATGCGGTTGGGGATCCTCCCCTACCCGCAGTTTCATTCTCAATATAAACACCATATCTGCTTATTAAACTTAATGCACTAAAATTACCTGCGTATATTGACGTTGTATTACTAGCAACGTCAATTTTATTGTCTATAATATTAACATAAAACCTATGCACTTCATTACCTAAATCTCTATTACCATATACTGTACCATCCCCTGATGTATCTGGATCAACCTTTGCTTGAAGAGTAAACAAATTGTTGCCCACCTCAGTATCGCCAATATCCTTAGATCCTCCACTTAATGCTACGTTATGGTATGCTGCCTTATGACATTGCCGGTGGTATATACCCGATTCCATTATACCCTTCATTTGGTTACGAAGAACACTAACACCGAGTCCACTAGAATTTACTCCTCTAGTTAACAAACGGTTTGATTGACTAATGCCATATCGTTCTCCCTCAAAGGTAGCTAACAAATCAAAGTTATTATCTACAACGTCTGTATTAACAGCGTTCTCTCTAATAATTATACCAGATTCTTTTACTCTAAAGGTATTGTTCTTTACAACACCTTCAGTAACTGCTCCAAGATAACTAAAGCCATGCTTGCCAGAATCAGAACCTGAATTAGTCTTAAGGTCTACGTGATCAGCAAGAACCTTTAATCGAGTAGTTCCTAAACTCAGACCATTGTACCCAGTAAACTTACAGTCATGAATAAAAGGTTTATAACAACCATTACCAATAACAAGCCCACCACTTCCTTCAGGTCTAGAGCCCTCAAAGTGACAATTAGAAAACTCAGGTTCCCAACACTTCATCGTAACTACACCTGCTTCTCCAAACCCAGTTACACTACAGTTAATCATCTTTAGATTAGCAACATGTTCTGCGCTCATTGCAATCTCACTACGGATATACATAGTAGGTNNAGCAGCAGCAGNGGTATCACCAGCAGCGTCTACTGTATTGTACACAGGAGTATCAGAAGTACTTCCATCTTCAGCAGTCCTTGCGCTTAATGCAGCAGACTCAATGACAGAAGCTGAGGAAGGGTCTGAGGTAATCTTAAAGACTCCCTGATCTAAGTACTGACCCCCCGCAGGAAGATCTCCTGTATCTACCGTAAAGTATTCGTTTTGCGTAAGCCCGTGATCTGTAGATCCCCAGTCAAACTTACGTACTCCAGAAACAATAGTAATAGCACTGGTGGTTAATTGCTTCCGAACAATCCCCGGACCTTGAAAGTCTACGTTTTCAAAAAGAATATCGTCAAGCATAGTTAACGATCTAAATCTTACAGGTGTTAAGTCCCCGTTATATAGAAAACTTAAATGGTTCTCTAACCAAAGTTTTCTATCATTAGTTCCTATTGGATCTCCATCCTCAACCCTAACAAGCTCGCCCTTAAAGGCCCTATCAGATCTAGGAAACTGATCTTCAGAAGGAGCACTTATACCCTTGTATACATAGTCCCATCCCCGATCCTCTAAAAATAGATAAGATCCAACAGCCCCACTAAAGGTTGTTCCTGCTGTTTTAATAACTCGGGTATTAGCCATATGTTTAGTTGAGTCAGACGCTATATCGAAGTAAGTCTCATCAGCCTGAGCTACCGTTATCTTTAACATCACCTTACCTCGGTGAGCTGTAGCAGGAGTATAGATAAACTTACCGTTTTGAATACGTACATCCCCTGTGTTTAGTGATAAGGGATACGTAATTAAGTAAGACTTGTTTTGTAACTCCAGAACCTTAGCTCCAGTAGCTGTTTCAATATGATCGATAGCCCGCTGTACCGCTGCGGTATCGTCAGTTGTTCCATTACCAACAGCACCAAAATCCAATGGACTAACAGTGTTGTCATTTACTAATCTTCCTGATAACCTTGTTGTCATTAGATTTCTCCTTAACGATATTCTTTAACATTAATAAAAACTGCATCAGTTCCCATTGCATTGCCCATGAGAATCTGGATGTTATAGCTTCCGCTCTCGTGCTCAATAAAACCAGTCAACGTCATTTCCGATGCATCATGATCATTGGGGCCTATCATAAAAGTTTTACTTATATTCCTTGAAGGCCGAATAGGGTCACTAGAAGCAGTTGGATCATCATGAATATCATTTAATTCAGAAGCAATTAAACGTGTGCCGTTAGTAAGATCCCCTCCTGCTTGTCCAAGCCCCTCATCTGCATCTTTCCATATACCGTAATTTACTCTAAAGGTATTGTTATTGCCCGTCCTAAGATAAGAAGCATCAAAGTGATAGCTTATTTCTATATAGGAATCAGAAAATACAGGGGTATACTTAACAGCTATCCCAATATTATTTACATCACCACTATTCAGACTTTGAGAATTATAATCTTCATTATTCTTATTTTCCGCAGCAACCTCCGACATCATCTGCAACTTTACTAATTGCATAGCATCTCGAGTTCCTCCAGTTAAAACAAAATCAGTAGCCGTAATAACCCCCTCATCATCTACCGAAGCTAATACACTACCTCCCGAAGTTTTCCAATCCATAAGGTTTGCTGTTTGAGAAGCATGTCCTGTGACTGTCAAAGGAACACTTCCGGGATCTGTAGATACATACCCTGAAGGAGGAAGGTTGGTTATCTTCCCCGTGTTATACACAGTAATCTCCGCACCGTAAGGAGGTGCAGCTCCTGCGGCAAACGTAAGAGTACCGTTTGTAGATCCTGCCGTAACAGACACAAAGTCTTGCCCCGGAACCTGTAGGACACCATCCAAAGCAACAACAAACGAGTTAACATTTGTACTACTTGGCTTGGTATTTAAGGTAAAGGCTACTGTAGATCCATTTCCGGCTCCAGATAGCCCGCCTGTAATACTACCAGCCCTTGTACTCCACACCTGAGGATTGCCATAGATAGAACTAGGCTTCCATGTAGTATCACTAGCATCATAAACAAAGATATCCCCATCAGAAACACTAGCTTCGCTTATACCAAGGAAATCTGAGAACCGGATACTAGCCAATGTCTTGTCCTTCCACTTGGTACTGTTGTCTCCAGCATAGTCAAAGACTAAGATACTCTTATCAGCAGGAACTGTAGTCCCCGAGTAGGCATCTACATCATTTAATGCACTAAGTTTAGTAAGAGCAAACGCCTTGTTTAATACAAAGTTCTTAGTCGCCGCATTCTGGAGCTCAGTAGTTGTATCATTGGCAGCATCTTGTAAGTTAATAATTGAATTAGACGTTCCAAAATTTAGATTCCCAGTAAGAGCAGTAGTTCCATCCCTCCTAAGATAGTCCGAAAGATCTACAGAAGCCACAGGAGGAATGCTTTCCCAAGCAGAACCCTTATACCTAACATCGTGACCCTGAGTCAAAGCAACTAAAGTATCCCAACTAGAGTCAGTCCAAGTAGAAGTAGTAGTACCAGTAGTTATAACATCAAAGGTATCTCCTGCCTGATAGCCTCCTGCGGGAACAGCTGGATCACTTCCGTTATCTCCTCCAGTAAAAGCAGCGGGAGGATTAACATCACAAATAGCATCCCAGTTACTAGTATGAGCTATAGTCTTATTGCCATCCGTACCTCCAGTAGCTTGAACTAATGTAACGGCTCCAGCAACATTTGTTGCGGTGATGGTTCCGTTATGTCCATTAGAGCTATTAACCAAAGCACAGAAATTAGTTGCAGCCTCAGTAGCATCTGCTCCGTCGTTAAATTCTTGGCTTGAAGCGTTTGCACCAGAAGCTTTAATCTTATACGTCTTAGATGTGCCTGCTGTATCAATAATTGTAATTGTCTCATCAGCATGGTCATCAAACTCGGTATTACCAAAGGTAAAGGTAGCAGAGGCTTGAGCCGCGGTTGTGATGCCTCCAAGAAATCTAACCCCGGTTCCCAAGGAATCTACATCATCCTTTAATTCCTTAATAACAGACGAGGTAACAAGCTTAGAAGTAGATGTAGTTACAGTATCTAGGGTTGTAAAGGCATCCGCCTTAACGCCACCCTCATTAACAAGCCCGCCACCTGAACGAAGATTAACATCAACAAGATTTCCTGCCTTTGTTAAACTAGTACCTAATCCCATGCCAAGTTTATTACTTATGATACTTAAACCATTAGCTATAGTATCATCAAGATCTACCGCAAGGGTTCTGTTTTCAGCTAATGTACCACCACCAGACAATCCATCACCAGTAGTAAAGGTAATACCGGCTAAAGCCTCAGCCATAGAGGAAGCGCCTACGTTAGCCGCTGGAATAAACCCTGAAGAATCTAAGGGGCAAATGCCACTAGCTGCTCCTACGAACGGATTGACCAAATCCTCTCGTCGGAAGTTACTAACCAGCTCTTGAAGGAGGTGAAGCAGCTGATCAGCGTTTAAGTTAAGATTCTTAGATGTAATCCGAGTACCGGCCATCCAGTTCACAAAGTTATCGAGGGCATACGTCTTCCTCATTACAATAACTTCATCCGTCGAGGCATCAAACACCGGAAGGTATACCTGAGAGGTTGTCCCATCGGCGTTTGTTCGAGTCCAGTAGTAATCTGTTGCCGTAGTAGACAACGTAATCATTTTCGTAGAAGTGTTAACAGTATACATAGGACTGCCTGAGCTTGAGGAACTCTGAAGAGTCCAAATATCCCACCATTCCTGTCCATCTGGGTAAACCCCACCAAATCCATTAGGAGCTGCCGTGCTCTTGAACTCACTACTAGGGGTAAACTTTCTTATCACCACCAGCTGATCAGTATCAGCAATAGAAGGGTTAAGTGAAAGACTACTGTAATCAATAGTCGCCCCTACTCCTGCTGCCTGATAAATCAGTGTTGTGCTATCAGAGTTATTGTCGTATGCCACTGTAATTCCTCCTTACGTTGGTCAAAAATCCCCGCCCCTCCCTAAGGAAGGACGAGGAGGAGAGTGTTAGGTTAGTGCTGTCGAATGAATCGACTTAAACTTACCCTTTAATTCCATCTGAGTAATATTAACTGGAGTAGGGTAGTCTGAAAGTATCTTAATACTAGTCTCTGAGGCAAACCCAAAGACCTGAGCGACAAACTCCCCGTCCGTTTCATAGATTTCTAAGGGAAGAGGGTCTAATCTATTGTCCGCTTCCTGTAAATTGAACGTGGATACCACAGGATCTCTTCCCCTACGAGAAGCTTCAATCCTATAGTCTCCTGTTTTAGCGTGTCTAAGGTGTAATGTCCTTAGATTAAGCACACCGTCTACCACATTGTTGTTCTCATCCCTCATAAACTGAGGGCTCAGCTCTACTGTCATAGTAAACGATGATCCAAAATAAATTATATTGCCTTGAGTACTGTAGTTACCCTCTAAAACATACACAGATCTCTGGTCTGTAGAGTCTTCTTCGGATAACGTAGCTACAAGACGGCTAAAGTTGTCGTTTCCCCACCCACTATGGAGTATACACTCGTTAAGATTAGGGCTGGAAATAGGAAGAGTAAACGTAGTCTGGTTTGTATCCTCATTATACACTGTATTCGGACTATCACCATCACTTTCTACTACAAATTTAATTCTAGAATCAATTCTAGGAATCTCAGGGTCCTCGGTAGCCATCTTCATCTTTACCAAATGGAACCGATTGGTGTTAGTAGTAGTGGGATACGTCAGCAAGAGGTATAGATTGTCATCAAACTCCTGAATATCGTAGACTACTGTACCCTCATCAAGAACAAATCTATAGAAAGCATTCTGAACCACCTGATCTCCTGAGAATCTGTTAGTATAACCATATACAAGGTTAGGACTATCGTCATCTACCACGAAGATACTGTCCCTTGAGGGAGCCACAGCAGGACTGCGGAAGTTTGTAGGGAGATACTGAGGGCAGTGGGAGGAAACCTCTACTGCCTTGTTAAGATTGTTAACTCTATTTGAGAAATACAGGTACATCCTATTCCTAGCATAGAAATAAATCTGAGAACCCATTAGCTGGGGCTCAATCATTAAAGCTGTGGAGTAAAAGGACGTTGGAGCAAGCTCTGCTGTGAAGGGAGTGATCTGGTTCTCTGAGCCTAACAGCTCATATTGAACATCACTGTCTGTATTAATGAACAGGAAGTCAGAAAACGGAACCATTGAGATAATAGGAGTGAACTTATTAGCACTAGCTTGAACATCAATAGGATCTGTAGCAACAATATTACTAGGATCCTCAATCCAGAAGTCTGTAAAGTCCCCCATGGTACTACTAAAGATAGTATCTAAAGAAGACATAAATAAACGGTCTCTGTAGAAAGCCATTGAAGAAATATTAGCTTGTCTTACATTACCTTCGGTGTCTTTAAATACACTAATACCGGGATTGGAGTCATTAGTTCCTCCTAAACGGGAATCCCAATCAATGGGAGTTATTTTCCAAGCACCATCCCCACCTATAAAAATCTTATGCGGCATTCTATCCTCATCTAATCGAGATGCACTCTCGGGGGTTAAGATCTTATGGAGATAAGGTCTCTCATCTGTGCTCTTAACCCTGTAGTAACCCGGACTGACCGCACCAAAGCTGTTGCCATAATAGTAAACCTTACCTCTACCCTGTCCATCCCCTATTGTGGGGTAGTTATTTAAGAGTTTATTCTCCGCACCGTTAGAAGCTTGGAGATCCTCTTCTGAAGGAGGAAACTTTGTTTCAGAAATATTGTTTAAGGACTGTCCTAAATAAGCTTTGTTTGTAACAGGATAGGTATAATCCCTTACATCGATACGCTCAGCGTTTCTTAAAAAAGTATGGGTTGCTGAAGAAAAACTATGGGGTACACTATCACCACTTATATAATCTAGCTCTAAACGATACACCTTATCATCAGTGTATATAACCTCATCACCCTTAATAAAAGAACCATAAGAATTCCAAGGTATTGCAATTCCTTCTGGGTCTACTTTAACTGAGGTGAGGTAAACATCCTTACCCCCTTTAACGTCTTCAACGTCAGTTATGTTCCCATTAAGATCAAACTTAAATCCTTCTTCACCTGAAGAGAACCCAGCCTTAACATTCTTATTTAGAACAATAACATTAGCACCAACATTGACTACCCTTAAGGATTCTCTTGCAGTAAACGCCTCACTACCAAAAGTTAAGTAGGATCGTTCACTTTCAGAAGGAACATATGTTACAGCAATACTAGATAACCCACTAGCTGTGAGCTTATAGACATAAATAAGAGTACTTGTATAATCTGTTGCCTTAAAGTCTAACAAAACTAGGTATCTTAGCCTATCACTGACTTGTAGCCAAAAGGTAAAAAAGTCTTGGTCCTCTGTACCCAGTAAATCTAGCCCATCATAGCTAGAATCTGATCTAGAAACAATCTCAAACCCATTTCGTTTCTCTACGGATTTTTCTAAGGTCACAAAACAATTATCTAAGTTCTCAGCTTCAGTTGGAAGCCTTTTACTTGGAGCTTGCCTACCCACACCCCCACTAAGAGTTCTAATCGGAAGGGTTATAGGTCGAGTTAAGCCTCTTTTTCTCTGTTTAGCCATATTAGCCTCCCATTTTACCCTGCCAGTACCTGAATCTAGTAGGATCATTACCGGAGTAAGGTCGTTTAAAGATTTGCGCTAATCCTCTGTCACCCGAAGCAAATATACTACGGCTTCTATCGTTAATATCCGCAGCTCTACCCCGAGCATTGTGCGCAAGCTCTTCATTATTAAGATAAGCGTCCATATCTCCGTCACCCTGCATCATAAGCTGGTATCGTCGCATAGCAGTAGACACAACAGCCCTTTGAACAGGGGTATCCATNTCTTCCCAACGTACCTTGTGAATAATTTCAATAGTATGCTCTATCCCTGCCTCCCAAGTATCCTTTTGATCAGTAACATTCCAAAGATAAGCATCTGGTTCCCCCCTAAGGGAAGATATAATGCTAAATCCATCGTCATTACTATGATGTGAAACTAACTCAGCCGACAAAAGGTCTGAAGGAAGCATAATCTTAAGATCAGAATCAGGCTTAACCTTCTTTTCATACTTGTTTCCAGTAAGACCTCGCATCTGAAAGTCTTCAGTAGCCCGATCTAACATAAACTCTGCAATACCTGTATCAACACCGGAGGCCTCATCAAGATCGGCTACCAATGATTCACCAGCTGATAAAAGCATCTGGTTGACTGCATCAATTCTAGTAATAGCACCCATAGGTAACCTCCTGTGTTAAAGAAAACACGCCCGGCCCCAATTAAGGGACCGGGGTGTAGATAATTATCACCACCTTTACAGTAGTATAATCAAATATGAAACCTAGATTAGGCTTCAGTGTACTCAGCGTCGAACGTGCCGCCGTTAGCAGCCTTCTTACGGACGTAACCGATAGAAGTCGTACCATCGTTATCATCCGAAGAAGTACCATCAACAAACAACGCAGACAACTCGGGACGAAGAACGCCCGTGCCGCCCATCATCGAAGCACAGGTGAAGGTCGAGTTACGACGGATATCATCCACCGTGTCAACCTTAAGGCCCTGAAGGCTAAGAGATGCAACAGCAGCTCTCTGCCAGCAAATAGCCTTAACACCAG